TAATAGTAACTTCACCAATTTCTTCTTTTATTTCACGTTTTAATCCCTGCCAAGCTGATTCAGTACCTTCTGTTGTACCGCCTACAAGACCAAACAAATTTGACTGTTTGCCTTTTGTTCTATGCAAAAATAGAAAACGTTTTGTATCAAGGGTGTAAAAAAGTGCACCACTACATATAATCTGATCCATACAAATAATTATCTTAATATTGGAATAACCAGGAGCCATTTGGATATTCGCCTTCGAAACTTAATATCCATTCATCGTTATCAAATTTGTATTGTACACCGGTATTTAGGTTAGTAGTATAAACAATATTTGCAGACGAGTCATCGGTGCTTGAATCAAATACAACGTGCCATTTAGAACCATCCCATTCAATAATATCATTTGCACCAGCTATGAAGTTTGAATTATCTGCATTTTTCCAAGCATCTGCACCATCAGTATTAGAAGAATCTCCTATAGCATCAAGTAACAATATTCTAACACCTGCAGTTTTTAGACTCTCAGGATTGCTTTTTTGTGGATCAATTATATAATTTATTTTATTGTTATCACCAGTAGGACCATGTATTATTGTATCAGCTGGAAAAGTATCACTGTCCCAATTTATAATTAAACGTCTTTCATCTGTTGTGTCTATTGCAACAGTGCCACTAACAACGGTGTTAATATCTTTTCGTCTTAGTTGTATTTGTGTAACACCTGCTATGTATTTTTGCGGCACAGCTTCAAACCATGATGTCCATGTAGTTTCACCTGCAACACCATTATTCACAAGTTGTGCAGTATTACCCATTACAAGTAAGTCAAAGTCGTTGTAATTTGTACCTAATGTTCCTATAGTATTTGGATATGTAATTTTTTTAGTTGTTGTAGTAGTACCGTCTTCACTTGTTAACACTTGTCGAACTTCAGCCATACCATAATCAGTGTCAACAAGTTGTATTGTTTCGTTAAAAATATTTGTTATAATATTTGTAATTACTCCTAAGCGTTTTACTTTTGCTGGAGGACTTATATAGATAGGTGTTTTTAATGTTAATGTTGCTACGTCAATTTCGCTCTCTGTACCCATAGGTATACTTCTACTAGTAAAATTAATTCCTTCTAAATTAACAACAGTTAAACTTGTCCAGTCTATGTAATTGTCTGTAGTTTGTATTTCTAAACTAGGATTAAACAATACTAATACTTGTTCTAGTATTTGTAATTTTTGTTCAGTATTAGTTGACCATATATCAACATTTACTGATAGCTGATAAGGTGTTGGCATTAAACGTTCTACTGTATAATTTTTACCTTGCTTGTTTAGATATAATTGTGTGCCATCGTCATAATCTTTTTCACGTACATTAACTTTACTAATATAACTTGCATCAGCAAGACGTGCAGTGTCTAATTCTAACTCAGTCATATAAACTGCCATACGCGGAGCACTAGGAATTTTATTCTCTGAATTGTCTCTTATTATACTACCAACTTGACGTGTTAAATCGCCGTATACAACAGGAATTTGTGTTAGGGCACCTTTACCATCCTTGTAACTAATATTGCTTACTAGCCTTACTAGTTGCGTTACATAGCGCCTTATTTGTCCGTCATAGAAATGTTGCATTAATTATCTGCCTTTGGTCTAAGTGCTTTTGATAGGCTTTGTCTTTCAGGAACTTGTTTTCCACCTATAGTATTTGTAGCTGTATTATTAATAAACGTACCTTTTTGTGTGTTACGATTATCAGTATTAGTAAGAGTCATTCTTACATTATCTTCATATTTAACCCATCTTGTACCATCATATCTAAATAACCGGTTTGGAGCAAAATCTGTACGTAGGAAAAAATCACCTGTTGCACTACTTAACGGAAAAGAAATACCGTGTCCAAAGTTACTTCCGTCTGGTACTCCACCGTCTCCTAATAAGTAGCCATTATATCCTTCTTTTGCAGGACTTACAGAGCTTGTAGTAACAGTACTACCATCGTCACCAACTGTTTCAGTAAGACTTGTGTTGCCTTTACTGTCAGTTGAAAGAGTATAATAATGACTTATGTCATAACCACTTTTTGGTGCGTCAGCTTCTGCTTGTAATACAACAGCATCATTAATTTCTTTTTCTTTATTATATGTAGATAATACATCACGTAAACTAGGGCCACCACCTAAATCATCTTCTTTAGCTGCTCTATCTAATATATCTTTGTATTCTTGTGAATCTACTATTTGTTTTAGTTTTAATCTGTATAAATGCGGATACCAAGTTTGTGTAAATCCTTCTGCAGCTCTTGTTACATCTTCTATAACATAAAATCTTTTAAGAGCTACGTCAAAATCATTTAATGCGTATTCGTCTTTTAAATGTGGTAATTCTATTACATCACCTGACATCAATTTTCTACCAAGAGTTTTTACACTGCTTCGTATATGTACAGTCATAAACAATGTATCATTACTTAAAAATAAACCAAACTGGCTTAAATCAAAATCAATATCTTGAACATTGTAAATACCACGCATTGAGTAGATGTCGGAATCATATTTTCTATCTCTATTTTCTAAAAATAGTAAATCTTGTATATTTGTTTCATCTAATATATCACGTTTAGGTTGATCAGCAGTTGCATCCTCTTCACTTGGACTTTCTGGCCCTAAGTATTTGTGGACGTGAATGTCTGTTCCACCTACAGTGAACATTTCGTTAATTTGACGATCTAAAAATTCATAGTCGTTACTTTTATTTGGTTTATATAAACTAAGTCTTGGCATATACATATTTATCGTAACGATAAATACAATGACGGAGAACTATTTACATGAGTAGCCTAAAAACACAAAAACAAGAAGTATTTGATTATGTCTATGCCCTATTAGGTGGAGGTATGGTTGATGTAGAGCTAGATCCAGTGCATTATGAAACTGCATTAGGAAAAGCACTAGGAAAATTTAGACAACGTAGTGATAACAGTGTTGAAGAATCATACATGTTTATGCCAACTGTAATAGATCAAAATGAGTACACATTACCAAGTGAAGTAGTTGAAGTTAGAAAATTATTTCGTAGAAGTGTAGGATCAAGAACAGGTGGTGGCGATGGCGGAACACTATTTGAACCTTTTAACTTAGCATATACTAATACTTACTTACTATCAAGTAGTAATATGGGCGGACTAGCTACATATGATATGTTTAGTCAGTATCAAGAACTAGTAGGACGTATGTTTGGATCATTTATAGAATTTAAATGGAATACACAAACTAAAAAATTAACACTACTGCAACGCCCAAGAACAGAAGAAGATTTATTATTGTATTGCTACAATTACAGAGGTGACGACCAATTACTAGACGATTACTTAGCAAAGCAGTGGATTAAAGATTATACACTAGCTAATTGTAAATATATGTTAGGTGAAGCACGTTCAAAATTTGCTACTATATCAGGGCCGCAAGGAGGTTCAACTCTAAACGGTGATGCACTTAAAGCCGAAGGTACAGCTGAAATGGAAAAATTAGAAGAAGAACTTAAAACAGCAGTAGCTGGCGGTGTTGGATACGGCTTCACAATTGGTTAAAAAACACTTGACATTAGATAAGTTTTAAAGTATAATAATAAAATTATATGGAGAAACAACAAATGATTGTAGGTGTATGCGGCTTAATTGGCAGTGGCAAAGATACTATTGCTTCTTATCTTATTGAAGAACACGGATATCAAAAAATAAGTTTTGCAGACAAATTAAAAGATTCTGTTGCAGAGCTATTTGATTGGGATCGTGAAATGCTTGAAGGTCAAACAGACGATTCGAGAGAGTGGCGAGAACAACCAGATAAATTTTGGACACAAGAAACAGGTAGAACAATTACACCAAGATTAGTATTACAAGAATTTGGTACTGAGTGTATGCGTAACGGTTTCTTTGATGGTATTTGGGTTAGCTCTACTAAACGTATACTAATTAATAATCCTCATAAAAACTTTGTTATTCCAGATGTAAGATTTCCTAATGAAGCATTAATGTTGCAAAAAGTAGGAGGTCAAGTTTGGAGAGTAAGAAGAGGCACAGATCCTGTTTGGTTTAGAATGTATCAAGACATTGGAGTAGAACCTAAAGATATTCATCCTAGTGAATGGGCTTGGGCTAATACAAATTTTACAACAATATTTGATAATAACAGTACAATTGAAGATCTTAAAAATCAGGTACAAGGTCACCTTGCTTCCACTTTACACCCTGTTTCTGCATAATACGCTGACAGTTAGCACATACAGTTTTTAAGTTATTAAATCTACAATTATTTAAATCACCGTCAATATGGTAAACATTAAACTGTTCAGTGTGTTTACTTTTAAATCCGCAACGTTCACATTCTTGTTTCTTTTCATACCCTTTTTGTTTCCATTTAGGTATGCCGTGATTTAATCCATTGCGTAAACATTTCTCGCACAAACTTCTATAAAAGGTTTTAGTTCCTTTTTTATAATTTATAGCAGCAGGTCGTTGTCCGCACTTGCATAAAGGTCTCATATTGTATTTACCTCACCTTTTCGGTGCCTTTTTATGGGGGTATATTATAGGGTTTTTGAAAATAAATGCTAAATAGTTATAACAAATCGTATCCAATAGGAGAAATATAATGGCATTAACATCACCAGGTGTACAAGTAAGTGTAATAGACGAAAGCTTCTACACCCCAGCAGAACCGGGAACAGTCCCAATGGTTTTTGTTGCATCGGCAGAGAACAGATTAAACAGTTCGGGCACAGGTACAGCAACAGGAACATTAAAAGCAAACGCAGGTAAGCCTTTCTTACTTACTTCGCAGAGAGATCTTTCAGAAACTTTTGGAGATCCAGTATTTAAAACAGATTCAAATAACAACCCAATACACGCAGGCGAGCTTAACGAGTATGGTTTACAATCTGCATATTCATTCTTAGGAGTGAGCAACAGAGCATACGTTGTAAGAGCAGACTTAGATACAGCTCAATTAGAGCCAACTGCAATAGCACCAGCGGCAAATCCAGCAGCAGGAACATATTGGTTTGATACACAAGTATCACTATTTGGTATTCAACAATGGAACGGTAGCGCCATTACTACTACTGGTGGACAAAGTTTCACTAATAAAGTTCCTAGAATGATTACAGCAGCTAGTGACACTGATTCAGGCTCGTTAGTTACAAACGGATACGAAGGCATGAAACCTAAGAGCAGCATTGGTGCTGTTGGTGATTATGCTATTGTAGCAACAAGCACATTAAACAGATTATACTACAGAAACACAAGCGGTACATGGGTATTAGTAGGTAGTGATCCTTGGTCAAAGAGTTGGCCAACAGTTAAAGGCACACTTGTTAATCCTTCATTTAGCGGATCGAGTTCGTTTACAATTAACGGTACTGTTGTTTCTGTTTCAGGTTCAGATACAGTAACTGATGTTGCAGCAACAATTAACGGATTGTTAATTTCAGGTGTAACAGCTAGTGCTGTTGACGGAAGATTAGAAATTTACAGTGATGGAACAGGATCGGCTGCAGGTGATTCAACTGCCGGCGGTAACATTGATGTTGTTCAAAGTTCAGGAACTGCTTTAGGATTATTAGGTATTACAGCAGGAACTTACTATCCACCAGCATTACAAATTTCAGGACATACATCAGTTCCAGAATTTAAGTCAAGCGACACTTATTCAAGACCAACAGGTAGTGTATGGTTTAAAACTACACAACCTAACTTAGGTGCAAGAATAAGAATTAAAGAATGGAACGATCAAACACTTTTATGGGACGCTGTGGAAGCTCCAATTTACGACACTAACGAAGCAGCACTTTACGGTTTAGATAAAGCTAACGGTGGAAGCGGTATTGCAGTAGGCGATGTATTTGCTAAATCAAATACAGCAGGTGACACACAACCTCTTGCAACGTTTACTTTATACCGTAGATCAAACAGTGGTGTTACAAGTATTACTAGTAGCAAAGTAATTGCAGGAAGCCTAGGTTCAGGATCTAAGAGTTTTAATATTAAAGCAACAGATGCTGGGCAAACTTCTTGGGGTACAACTAGTACAGTAACATTTACAGCTGGCGGTGTTGCAGGTGATGCAAGTTTACTTGCAGGTGCAATCAATGATAAAAATATTGAAAACGTAAGTGCATCAGTAGATACGCAGAATAGAGTTGTAATTAGTCACTCACAAGGTGGCGATATACACCTAACAGACACAAGTGGTGCATTAGCTGGTATAGGTTACGCACCATATGTTAGTGCAACTAGTGGTACTGTTGGCTTATCATATGCAGACGGAACTAACTCTAGCACAAGTCCAAATCAATTTATTGCAAGTAACTGGGCAGTGTTAACTTACACAGCATCAGACAATGCACCTACAGCAACAGCAACTAACGGCCAACTTTGGTATAGTTCAGTTGTTGATGAAGTAGATTTACTTGTACACAACGGTACAACATGGGTAGGTTACTTATATAACGGTGGCACATCAGGAATAACAGCAAGTCCATATTACAACGCTGATGCATCATTAACACCAGACCCAAGTGGTCCAATTGTTAGTGCATCAGAACCAACTGTACAGTCAGACGGTACTGCACTTAAAACAGGTGATATTTGGATTAGCACAGCAGACTTAGAAAACTATCCAACAATGTATAGATATAATGCGGCACTTGCTTCAGGATTAAGATGGGTACTATTAGATAGCAGTGATCAAACATCAGAAGATGGTATACTATTTGCTGATGCAAGATATGCTACATCAGGTGGTACTGCTTCTTTATTAGAAGCTTCAAGCATTGAAGATTTACTTAACAGTGCTTACTTAGACACTGATGCTCCAGATCCAGCACTATATCCAAAAGGTATGTTGTTATGGAATACTAGACGTTCAGGATTTAACGTTAAGAAATTTGTAAGAAACTATGTTGATGTTTCTACAGACAACACAAGATATGCACCAGGTGGAAGCGATGAGAGCATGGACAGTTACTATCCACACAGATGGGTAACTGAGTCAGGTAATCAAGAGAACGGCGCAGGTAGCTTTGGACGTAAAGCACAACGTAAAGTTGTTGTACAAGCGTTACAAGCAGTAGTTAATAAAAACGATGACATTAGAGATGATGAGTCAAGATTATTCAACTTAATGGCAACACCAGGATATCCAGAACTAATTGGTGAAATGATTAGCTTGAATAACGATAGAGGATTAACAGCATTTATCGTAGGTGATAGTCCGTTTAGACTAACACCAGATGCAACATCACTTAATAACTGGGCAACTAACGTAAACAAAGCAGTAGAAGATAACGACAATGGATTAGTAAGTAGAGATGAATACTTAGGTGTATTTTATCCAGCAGGATTCACAAGTGATAACTTTGGTAGAAATGTTGTAGTTCCAGCTTCGCACATGATGTTAAGAACTATTGCATTAAGTGATCAAGTTAGCTATCCATGGTTTGCACCAGCAGGCACAAGACGTGGCGGAATCAGCAATGCAAGTTCAACAGGTTATATTAATAGCGAAGGCGAATTTACAGCAGTAGCACTTAATGAAGGACAAAGAGATACATTATACAGCAATAACATAAACCCAATTACGTTTATTACAGGTGCTGGACTTGTTAACTTTGGACAGAAAACTCGTGCAAGAGCAGCTAGTTCTTTAGATAGAATTAACGTAGCACGTTTGGTTATCTACTTACGTAGTCAACTTAATCAACTTGCTAAGCCTTACATCTTTGAGCCAAATGATAAAATCACACGTGATGAGATTAAACAAGCGGCTGAAAGTTTAATGCTTGAATTAGTAGGTCAAAGAGCGTTATATGACTTCTTAGTAGTATGTGATGAATCAAACAACACTGCATCTAGGATTGACAAGAACGAACTATATTTAGATATTGCAATAGAACCAGTAAAAGCAGTGGAGTTCATTTACATTCCATTAAGACTTAAAAATACTGGAGAAATAGCAGGACTTTAAATTGATAAATAATACTACAATAGGAGCAAATTAAATGGCAGTTTCAACATTATCAAATATTACAGTACCTTTAGCAGGGGGGCAAAGTGCAACTACTCAAGGTTTGTTGATGCCGAAGCTTCAATATCGCTTTAGGGTGTCACTTGAAAACTTTGGTGTTAGTACACCAACTACAGAACTTACAAAACAAGTTATTGATGTGACTCGTCCTACGGTAGCGTTTGAACCAATACAAATTGATGTATACAACTCAAAAGCATACTTAGCAGGTAAACATACTTGGTCACCAATTACACTAAACTTACGTGAAGACGTAAACCGTGAAGTTCAAAAACTTGTTGGTGAGCAGTTGCAGAAACAATTCGACTTTTTCGAACAGTCAAGTGCAGCATCAGGACAAGATTATAAATTTACAACACGTATTGAAATCTTAGACGGTGCAAATGGAAACACAACTCCAACAGTACTTGAAACGTTTGAATTATATGGTTGCTTTGTTACAAATGCAAACTACAATACATTAGCATATGCTAACAATGAGCCAGTAACAATTACACTAGAAATGCAGTATGATAACGCTATTCAGACAGATGCTGAAGGCGGAATTGGTACAGCAGTAGGTAGAGCCGGTGGATCTTTGATCACAGGCGGCGGATCTTAAACTAGGTATTATAACATTACACAATAAAGGGGCTTTTATAGCCCCTTTATTTTTATCTACGTACTTTATTATTTCGGATAAATATTAGTATGGGAAAGTTCAACGGATTTTTAGATAACATAGCAGACGGCCTTACTAATCCTAAGGGCAACTTAGGAGATTGGGCACACGCTAGACGCCTTTATGTAGATGATAATCTACGATTAGCACCTAAGCAAAAATTCTTATATCACTGTCATTTTACATTAGATCCTGTAGTTAGATCTATTATTCCTGATCTTGTTGACAAACATAACTTAGAAATAGGTATGCTTGTAAAGTCTGCAGAGTTACCTAAGTATTCAGCGGCAGTAGAAACAAAAAACAAGTATAATAGAAAAAAGAATATACAAACAAATATACAGTACGAACCAATTACTATTACATTCCATGATGATAACTTTGGTGTTACTACTGCATTATTAGAAGCGTATTATAGATATTATTTTGCTGATGCAAACTATGGTACTATGCCTGGAGCATACAGTAAAACAGCAGGAGGAATGGACAACACATACTTAGGTAGTGGAAGAAATCAAGATAAATTTGGTTTAGATAATAATATAAGTGTTCCATTTTTTCAAAATATACAAATTTCACAAATGGCTAGAAAGTCATTTACTACACATACTTTAGTAAATCCAATTATTACTAACTGGCAACATGATTCATTAGATAACGGTGATGGTAGTACGACACTAGTTAATACCATAACACTCTTATATGAAGCAGTTTGGTATGATCGAGGTGAAGTACAAGCCGGTGCAAACGGAAGTCCAAAAGGATTTGGATCACCAGATCATTACGATAGAGTACCTAGTCCAATTACAATTATTGGCGGCGGCCAATTAGGGTTAGGCGGTATCTTTGGTACTGCAATAGATTTATATGATTATATAATGAAGGGTAAAAACTTTAGTAATCCGTTACAAGCAGGATTAGCTGCTGTAAACTTAATAGGTAATATACGTAACTTATCTAAAGAAGGACTACGCCAAGAAGGATTTAATTTACTTACAAAAGCAATAGGCAGTGCAGCAGGAGTAGATGTATCAGGAGTACAACGTACATTTTTTCCAAAGTCTAGTAATGGCGGAGGTAAAGCAAAAGACTTAGCAATAGCAACAGCAGTTGTAGCAGGTGGATCGTTTGCTGTTAATGCATTTCAAAAAAATCAAGCACGTAACGGAAATGCAAAAGTTGCAGATAGTCTTGGATTTAAAAGTTATCAAAAAACATATCAAACAGCCGGGGGCACAGGTGGAGTTAACGGAGCAAAAACATCTTGGGAAAATTTAAACTCATCTGACAAACAAACATATATAAACGAAGCAATAGGAACTTAATATGGCGCAAACAAACTTACCAGTAACTCCAGCAAAGAAAGGAAGCGATAGTGATGTAAAGAATTTCTTTAATCAATACTTTACAGAAAAACTTTCATTTCCATCTAATGATGTAGATGCAGTTATAGGATTTTTTGAGTCAAGAGATTTTGAACGGACTGCGGCAATTAGTGTTGCTACAGCATTATTAGAACAAGCAAAAATAGACGATGTAAAAGTATTTAAATTACTTGATACGCTTAAAGGATTAGACAATGTACAACTTAGCGTAGTAGTAGGAGAAGTTTTAAACTTTAATAGATCTAAAACATCTACATTAGGTTTTAAACGTGATAGTAATGTATCTAAACTTGAGCAACGTAATGTAAAGGTATAAGATGTCTCGTTTTGCTCAAGGCAAGTATACCTTAAAAAATCCCGAAAAATATTCTGGAACTAAAACTCCTACTTACCGTAGTAGTTGGGAATTTGCCTTTATGCGTTTCTGTGACGAGCATCCTAGTGTAAGTCAATGGGCTAGTGAAGCAGTACGCATACCATATAAAAATCCACTTACAGGTAAGCACACTATATATGTGCCAGACTTTTTTATTGTATACTCAGATCAAAAAGGCAAACAACGAGTAGAACTAATAGAAGTTAAACCTGCAAATCAAACAATTAAAGAAAAACTAGGAAGATCAAGACACAATCAAGCGGCATGGGTAGTCAATCAAGTTAAGTGGGAAGCGGCTAGAGCATGGTGCAGACAAAAGAAAATATTTTTTCGTGTAGTAACGGAAACTGATATTTTCCATCAAGGAAGTAGATAATGTTAGATTATGAAACATATAAAGAAAAAATGTTAACTATTGCAAACCAATACGATAAAAGAGCTCGAGGAGGAAAGTATATCCGTAAGTGGGATTATCATTGGTTAGAAAAAAAGTTTTTTTATGACTACGGAGATTTTAGTAATATGAAAACAGTTATTGACATAGGAACAGGAGTCGGTATGCTACCGTACTTGCTTATGTCAAAAGGCCACCAAGTTGAAGCTACAGATATAGCAGAAGATATTTCAGGACCTATGTTTACACAATGTTGTGATTTAATTGGTCTTAAAAGACATTCATTGTTTATAAATGATAGTAAGCCAATGGACTTTCCAGGAAAATACGATATGCTTGTTGCTACTAGAACTGAGTTTGATAGAGAGTGTTTAACACCCGGTGATATATTTAATTGGAAGTTCTTTTTAGATGATGCGTTTAAATACGTAAAAAGAGTATATATAAAAACAAATTTTGCTGGAAGTGGTAACCATTTTCCTGATTATATACGTCCTTTTGTAAGTAATCCCGGCGGTCCAGGAACTGGATTAGGTAAACCTTATAGAGCATATTACATAAAAGTAGATAAAGACCAATGGTAAGGATAAATAATAGTAGCAGTTAATAGGAATATACTATGACTAAAAAACTTGAAGAAATGTTAAACTTGCCTGATTCTAAAGAACTTATCGAAAAAGCTAAGAATAAAGATAAAGCAGAAACAGCAGTAATAGAACAAAAAGAAACAATGCGTGATATTGCTGAGTTTGACAAAATAGCGGCCGCATTACCAGCTGTAAAAGGCTTAGGTGAAATGGCGGATAAGGAACTAAACGAAGTTGCTCAAAAAGCAATGGATGCCTATGACGATTTAATGGATTTAGGTATGAACGTTGAAAGCCGTTATAGTGGCCGAGTATTTGAAGTTGCTGGCGGAATGCTTAAAACTAGTTTAGATGCTAAAGTTGCAAAAATGGATAAGAAACTTAAAATGATAGAATTACAACTTAAGAAAGAAAAACTTGATAACGACTCTGGACCAAATGAAGACGGCATAGTAAATGGCGAAGGTTACGTAGTATCAGATCGTAATACTTTGCTAGAGAAACTGCGTAATATTGATAAATAATGTATAAGGAATAGGTAATATGAAAAATTTTATAGATATACTTACAGAGTCTGCAAAAACTTATAAGTTCAAAATTAGAATAGCTGGCGAAATGCCAGAAGGTTTCCAAGACACAATGGAAACAGCATTACAAAAATATGAACTTATAAATTGTAGTGCAGGTAAGCGTACACCTATTCAGGAAAAACCTTTAGATTTTCCACAACTACAAAATATGGAAGTACACAACTTTGAATGCGAAGTAAAGTATCCTACAACTCCGCATGTACTAGAACATTATCTAGTAAATGCATGTGGTGTAACACACAGCCATATTATTGTTAGAGGTGAAAATGATCCTATTGAAACTCAACAGGATGGAATTGCTTCTTCGGAAACATATCAATCTATGCTAGATACAGAAGAAATGAGTAAACCAGATCCAGAAGCTCACAAACAAGTTGGCGGTGGTAGAGTTATGGAATTACTTAAAGAACTGGAAAAAGCATCTAAAGAAAAAGAAATAGATCCTATTGCAGATATAAAACCTGGCGATAGTAAAGATATTTCACCAGAACAAAATAATACAAGTCCAATAGGGAGCAAATAATGAAATTAGTGGATCTTAAAGATTTATATAAAGAAATAGTTCTAATCGACGAGGGTAAAGATAAGTTACCTTCAAAAGCACACGTAATGAAGATGTGTAAAGATGGAATGACAAAAGCAGAAATGTGCAAGATGCATCCAAACTGTGATCAAGACAAACTTAAAGCTATGATCGATGATTGTAAAAAAGAAATGAAAGAAAACGTTAACGAAGCTTCGTCAATGAATATTTCAATGTCAGGTGAAACATCGTCAGAAGTTGCAGAGTTAATGAACATGCTTAAAAATGCAGGAATGCCTGATGCTAAACCAGTAGGTCCAGTATCGCTTCCGATGGACGGACCAATGGACGGACCAATGGACAGACCAAATGACGGTCATGATGACATGGTATCTAAATTAAAAATGCTTGGCAAACAAGGACCAGCATCAAGTCCATGTGAAGATGATGTTGAAGAAGATGATAGATATTCAGCAAGTACAGAACCTGATCCAGAATATAAAGATGATGATTATATGATTCATGACTTAGCAGGTGGTTTAAATAGAAGTAAAAAACAATACACTAAAGCACAAGATGGCGACAATCCAATAGCTGTAGAAAATAGCATTTATGAAGAATTAAAAGCTAGATACGAAGCAGCTAAAGCAGAAGCTAAATTTGACGAAATGGGCTGTAAAAAAGAAATGATGAAACTTAACGCAAGTGGTTGTACAAAAGAATCTATGTATAAAAAAGTTAACGCAGAATATAATTGCGGAAGAGAAAAGTTTGAAAAGTTATACGCAAGTAATTGTGGTTAATAATAATTAACTCCCTCCAGACTCAATAGGGCCTACGGGCCCTATTTTTTTGGTTAAATACTTATATGAGCAAAAGTTTAGACGGCGTTTTAACAAAAAAAGCCAATCAAAAAGAAACATTTACAGAAGATCAAATACAAGACCTTGCTAAATGCATGGATCCTAAAGAAGGATACTTATATTTTGCACGTAAGTTTGCGTATATACAGCATCCTGTAAAAGGTAAGTTACTGTTTGATCCTTACATATATCAAGAAGGTCTAATGCTTAGTTACCATAACCATCGTTTTAATATAAACATGTTACCAAGGCAAACAGGTAAAACTACATGCGCCGGCATTTACTTGTTATGGTACGCTATGTTTAATCCAGACCAAACAATACTTATTGCCGCACACAAGTATGCAGGTGCTCAAGAGATTATGCAACGTATTAGATACGCATATGAACTATGTCCTGATCATGTTAGAGCAGGTGTTACAAACTACAACAAAGGTAGTATGGAGTTTGAAAACGGATCACGTATTGTTAGTGCTACTACAACAGGAAACACAGGACGTGGTATGAGTATTTCATTATTATACTGTGACGAGTTTGCATTTGTTAATCCGGGTATTGCACAAGAGTTTTGGACTTCGATATCACCTACACTAGCAACAGGTGGTCGTGCTATTATTACTAGTACACCTAATTCAGATGAAGATACATTTGCTACTATTTGGAAACAAGCCGAAGAGAAGTTTGACGAACACGGTAATGAGCAAGAGATAGGCATAAATGGATTCCACAGTTTTACATGTTCGTGGGACGAACATCCTGACAGAGACGACGAATGGAAAGTAGAAGAAATTGGTCGAATTGGTGAAGAAAGATTTAGGCGTGAATATGGTTGTGAATTTTTAGTATATGATGAAACATTAATTAACAGTATTCATTTAGCAAACATGGAAGGATCACAACCTTTAATGAATATGGGTCAGACACGCTGGTATAAAAAGATAATGAAAAATCAAACATATTGCATAGCACTAGATCCTGCAATGGGTACTGGGGGCGACTTTGCTGCAATACAAGTATTTGAAGTACCTAGTTATGAACAAGTTGCAGAATGGCGACACAACACTTCTCCTATTCCTACACAAATACGAATATTAAAAGATATATGTGATTATATTCAAGAACAACAAGATTCGTCTAGTGGTATATATTGGAGTGTTGAAAATAACTCAATAGGTGAAGCCGCACTAATTGTTATTAATGATTTTGGTGAAGAAAATATCCCTGGTATGTTTGTAAGTGAACCTATACGTAAAGGACATGTACGTAAGTTTCGAAAAGGATTCAATACAACACACGGTACAAAAATCAGTGCATGTGCTAGACTAAAAACTATGATAGAAAATAACAAAATGAAATTACATTCTGGGGCTTTATTAAGTGAACTTAAAGGTTATATTGCAACAGGAAATAGTTTTAAAGCTAAAACAGGCGATACTGATGATCTTGTAAGTGCAGTGCTTCTAGTCATTAGAATGATGGTTGTATTAAAGGATTGGGATCCAAGAGTATACAATACCTTTGTAACTATAGAAAATGAGGAAGATTATGAACCGCCAATGCCTATATTTGTTTCTACCAATTATTGATAAATACTTGCAACATGGATAAGAACTTAAACGTAATAGCAGAAGAGCTTTTTAATAAAATCAGGGGAAGATTCCCATCTGTAACAATTGGTAACGACGAAGGTAAAGTTACTAATGTACCTACCGAAGCTAGATTTTTTGATTTTAACTTTACAGAAGGGGCTAATGACTTAGGTAAAGTAAGTATTAGTTTAGAAGACAAAGCGATTGCTATAATGTATAGTAACAGTTTTATCACAGCAGAAGATACTTTAACAAAAAACAAATGGTACGATTTTTTAAAAGAGATAAGATTTTTTGCTAAGAAAAGATTACTTAACTTTGATACAAGAGACATAACTAAGAGTAACTTAAACAAAAGAGATTATAAGTTTTTAGCATCAAATACCGGAGAGCAAACAATGTCAGAATCGAAATTATACGGAACAAGCCGTATTAGCTATCAGGATGTTGATTCAGCAAGAATAAACATTAGGCATAATAGATCAGTAAACCCTGATTTACCAGCAGGTAGAACACAATACATCGAAACAATTTACATAGAAAGTTCAGACGGTGAACGCTTTAAATATCCATACAAACATCTAAGTGGTGCAAGAGCAATGGCAAGACACGTTGCTGAAGGTGGCAAACCATACGATAAATTTGGAACACAAATTGTAGGTCTTAGTGAAGAATTAGCAAAACTTAAAAAATTTAAAATGGCATTAGGTCGTAATAACATTATGGCTGAAGGATTATCAGAATATACTAGTATTGTTACAGATCGTATTGAAGAAATTAAAGAAGGTATTCTTGCTTTACAAACTAAAGAAGCATATGAAATTACAAAAGAAACATTTGAACATATTTCTGTAGAAGAGAAGACAACCATGCCTGATGAGACTGCTGCTAATTGGATTGATCAACTAACAGTAAAACAATTTAACGAAGAACTTAAAGATACTTTTCCTTTTGTATATAGATTAGTAAAAGAAAAAACAACACCTAAAGAACTTAATAACATGGAAGATTTGTTAGGTGAAAATCAAATTGATGAAATTGCTGGTCCGGTAATAAAGGTTGCAAAAGAACTTTTTACAGCGGCAGGTTTTTCAAAAAAGATTGTAGCTGCACTTGCAACAGTAGGAGGTCTATTTGGACTTAAAAAGTTATTAGAAATTACAAGTCTAAAAAATAGCCCATTAGGTAAAGCAATAAAAGCAAAATGTGATTCTGGAGACCCAACAACAATAGTTGACAGTAATGGTAAAGAATTAGGGTGGTGTGAGCACTATGATCTATTAGACTTATATGCAGAAGCAGATAACTTATCTATTTGGACATTACACTCAATAGTATATGATGACAGTCCTTATAAAAATAATCCATATGTAATACGTAGACTGAATAAAGGTCAGTCAGATGAATCAAATGATACTATCGATGTAAAGTTTGGCAAAGACGGAAGTATGGAAAAAGCAGATGATAAACCTAAAATTCCAGTAAGTGAATTTATTTTATCATTGTTTGATAGAAACAAAGGTACTTTTCCAAAAGGTGAAACAGCAGTATTAACAGCAGTAGAAAAAGATTATGGCGAACAGTATATCAACCCTGCTAAACAGTTTATTGAAAAAATTACTACAAAGTTTGAAGAGTTAAACACAGAAGGCAATGCATACGCACACGCTGTAAGAAAAGCCAAAATGAATGGCAAGAAAAAAGGTGATGTAGTTGACGGCCCAGACGGCGACAAAATTGAATTAGAAAAGTTTGACCCAAGACAAGAACAAAGCCGTGAAGCTCAAGCAATGGAAGAACTAATGACAGCATATGAGCAAGGTGGCGAAGAATCCCTAGCAAAAGAAATGGGAATAACTACGCAAGAACTTGATCAAGAAATCAATGAAATGGGTAGAGAACATAACTTACACCCAGACGATGATAGAGATGAAATTATCGAACGTGTTGTTGAAGCAACAGTTGACAATGCTGATTGGGAAGAACAGTTTGAAGCTATGCAACGATTAGCTGGTTTAGACAGTCAAAAAAAAAGACTAACGAATCAAAGTTAGCACCAAAATCCCCCGATTGGAAAACTGTTAAACTTTTAGGTGAAACCCTTTATATAATGGGAGACGATATAGAGCACGTTATTGCTGCAGACGGTTTACCAATATACAATGGTTCTCGCACACAACTAATACGTTACGGTCAAACCAATATAGAAAAAGCAGGATACGGATATCCAACAGATTACACTCAAATAATGGACACTTGGATTAATAAAAATCAATATGATGAATTTCGAAAACTAAGAAGTTTATCAAACCCTAGTGATCGTATGCAGCTTGAGTATCTTAAACTATTACGTCCAAAGTTAAAAAATGTGTCAGGGATTGGACAAAAAATAGATAAATTATTAACATCAGCACCTTTTAAAGGATTTGATGTAGAAATTGATGATCCTACCTACGGTAACGCATAGATTACCAAAAAAGATAAAAAATAGGTTGACTTTTACTAAATAATATCGTATAGTATATATTGTGCTGTACATATAAAGGCACAAGTAGCAATGTAGCTACTGCACATAGGCATAACAAATAGGAGGCATAACTATGGCATCATTGGCAGAAATCAGAGCAAAACTGAAAGAACAAGAATCACGCACAGGTGGTTCTCAAAGCGGCGGCGGCGATAACGCAATTTACCCATTTTGGAATATCAAAGAAGGCGAGTCGGCAACGATGCGTTTCTTACCAGATGGAGATGACACAAACACTTTCTTTTGGAAAGAACGTTTGATGATCAAACTTCCATTTGCAGGAGTTAAAGGTCAAACTGACTCACGTCCTGTACAAGTACAAGTTCCTTGTATGGAAATGTACGGAGAAGCATGTCCGGTACTACAAGAAGTACGTCCTTGGTTTAAAGATCCAAGTCTAGAAGATATGGGTCGTAAGTATTGGAAAAAGCGTTCATACGTATTCCAAGGGTTTGTAACGGAAAATCCACTTGCAGAAGATAGTGCTCCGGAGAATCCAATTCGAAGGTTTATTATTGGGCCACAAATTTTCCAAATTATTAAAGCGGCTCTTATGGATCCAGACATGGAAGAATTACCAACAGATTATACTGCTGGTGTAGACTTCCGTCTTAACAAAACAACCAAAGGTGGTTATGCAGATTATTCAACATCTACTTGGGCTCGTAGAGAGCGTCCATTAAGTGATGCTGAAATGAATGCAGTAAACACACATGGTTTGTTTAACATGAGCGACTTTTTGCCTAAGAAGCCAGACGAAGTGGCTGTAAAAGTCATTAAAGAAATGTTTGAAGCATCAGTTGATGGTGAAGCATATGACATGGATCGTTTTGGTCAATATTTCCGTCCAGCGGGAATGTCGGCAAGAACGGGTGATCCACAAAATAGAACACCCGAAGCAAGTACTCCTGCTCCGACGTCAGCACCTGAGACAGCTACTACTCCAGCAGTAGAAACTGCAACGGCTCCTGAAGCACCAGCGGCTGAAGCGGCACCTGAAACAGGCAGTGGCGAAGCAAAAGATATCCTTGCAATGATTAGAGCAAGACAGTCTTAATATAAACAAGATTCGTAGGGGAGCAATCCCCTACTAGCTTTAACAAGGAGAAAATATGGCTAAATCATTCGATGTAAGTAAATTTAGAAAAGACTTAACAAAGTCTATTCAAGGTATGAGTACAGGATTTAATGACCCAACTGATTGGGTTAGTACTGGCTCATATGCACTAAACTATCTTATTAGTGGTGACTTTCACAAAGGTGTTCCACTAGGTAAGGTAACAGTTTTTGCAGGAGAATCTGGCGCAGGCAAAAGTTATTTTGCGGCAGGTAATATTGTAAGAAACGCACAAGAACAAGGCATCTACGTAGTTTTAATTGACTCAGAGAATGCACTTGACCAAGCATGGCTAGAAGCACTTGGTGTTGATTGTGACGAATCAAAACTACTCAAGTTAAGTATGAGTATGATTGATGATGTTGCAAAAACTATCTCAACGTTTATGACAGACTATAAAGCAATGGACGAAACAGATCGTCCTAAAGTGTTGTTTGTAATTGATTCGTTGGGTATGTTGCTAACACCAACTGATGTTGATCAGTTTAACAAAGGTGATATGAAAGGTGATATGGGTCGTAAGCCTAAAGCACTAACATCACTTGTACGTAACACTGTTAACATGATTGGTGCTCATAACGTAGGTCTAGTATGTACTAACCACACATATGCATCACAAGATATGTTTGATCCAGATGATAAAATCAGTGGCGGTCAAGGCTTTATCTATGCATCATCTATTGTAGTAGCAATGAAAAAATTGAAACTAAAAGAAGATGAAGACGGTAATAAAACTAGTGAAGTGCATGGCATTAGAGCAGGTTGTAAAGTAATGAAAACTCGTTATGCAAAACCGTTCGAAGGCGTACAAGTAAAAATTCCATATTCAACTGGTATGGATCCGTATAGCGGTATTGTAGATCTTTTTGAAAAGAAAGGCGTTATTGAAAAAACTGGTAATAGGTTAAAATACGTAATGTCCGACGGAACAGAGATCCTAGAGTATCGTAAAAATTGGACAGGCGACATATTAAAAGATGTTATGTCTGATTATCTTAAAAAAGAATCTTCTGTGGTAAATACCTCTGATGTAGTTGAAGAAACTACTGAAGAATTATCTACAGAGGAGATTTAAATATGGACGAAGGTCAAATTACAGATAGCTGGAATTTGTTTAAAGAATATCTAGATAAAAAGCAAATTGAACTTGTTGCTGAAAAATATGTAGATCTTTTAGCAGATTACGGTGTAGAAGACCAAACGTTAATAGCAACACTTGGTAGTTGCCCACATCTTGATAATGCAATTAACTATTATTTAGATATGGATGATGAACTTGTTGCTGACGACGAAGTTGATTGGGATGAATAATGGGTTGGTATAGCGAGATATCTCGAAACATTGGTAAGATACCTGATGCAATTAAATTCTTTGAATCAGAATTACAAGACGCACGGGTTGAGGTAAAACTAAAAGGCAATGTTGAAAAGGCTGCGGCAAATATGCCCGGCATTGTTGAACACAGGTTTAACCAACTACAAGAGATTGAAGCTATACTCAACTACATGAATATTGAACTTCGACGTTTACGTAGTTCGTATTTCAAAAAATATCTTGAAAACTATCAACGAGCTCTGTCAAGCCGTGACGTTGAAAAATACGTTGACGGTGAGGCAGACGTTGTTGATTATGAAAAGATTATTAATGAGTTTGCCTTACTTAGAAATAAATGGTTAGGATTATTAAAAGGACTTGATCAAAAACAGTGGCAGATAACAAATGTAGTTAAATTAAGAGTTGCTGGAATGGAAGATGCATCAGTCTAAATATAATGTAATATCAAGTGCAAATCAAAAATATTGGGAATCGGGTTCAAGGATCAATACGTTAACATGGGATCTAAATCTTGCTTCATATATTAATATACACACATATGCTGAAGATAAACTAGATACAACGGGGTTTAGCACACGTTGCCATTGGTATGATCTATATAATGAATGTCCTGATATATTAGAGTTTAAAGAAAAATACAAAGACGATCCTCATTACAACGGAACAAAAGAAACAGGCTTACAAGCATACAAGTTCAATGCAATTAAGTTTGCACATAAAACATTTCCAATATTTGATCTAGCAAAAAAATTAAATACAGGTTGGCTTATGTGGGTTGATAGTGATGTTATAATTTATAAAACATTAGAAAAAGATTTCTTAAATCAAATTTGTCCTCAAAGTAAAGCAATTACATACTTAGGCAGACCGTCAATGTATAGTGAATGCGGCTTTATAGGATTTAATTTAGACATGCCAGAAACTAAAATATTCTTAGAACGTTTTAAAGACTTTTATACTAGCGGCAATCTTAGTAATATTAGAGAAACACACGACTCATTTGTATTTGATCAAGTTATGGAATCATTCTCGGACAAAACAAAATTTTATAACTTAAATACATATGCAAAGACTAACAAGCATCCGTTTTTACAATCTGTTTTAAAAGAACGTATGACACATGCTAAGGGTTTAGAAAAATTAAGAGTACAAAGAAAATATTTAAAACGTTTTAAGATGCATAAATTTTTAGAAGAACATGATCGAATGATGGAGTTTCTACATAAAAAATATGGTCATCTTGGCGCTATAAAATAGAAAGAGAGATTAATGTTGCAAGAACATTTAGGCGGACATGCCGGCAAAACACATTTAGATAAAATGGCGATAGCCTGGATTAAAGAAAAATTTTTAGCAAAAAGTTTTTTAGATATAGGATGTGGTCCTGGAGGCATGGTCGAATATGCAACTTCGCAAGGCTTAGATGCAGTGGGCATCGATGGCGATCATACTCTTAAAAGATTTGACGATAGTAAATTTATATTACACGACTTTACTAACGGTCCTTGTCCATTGTCTAAACAGTATGACTTTGGTTGGAGTTGTGAGTTTGTAGAACATGTATATGAAAAATATATTCCTAACTATATTCAATCTTTTCAAAATTGTAAAGTAGTAATGATTACATATGCTCCACCAGGTTGGGTAGGACATCATCATGTTAACTGTCAAGAAGAATATTATTGGATCGGTAAATTTAAAGGATACGGATTAGAATATAGAAAAGATTGGACTGAAGAATTGCGTAAAATTAGCTCTATGAATACTAAAAAAGGCAACGCTACGAAAAAATCTTTTGTAAAAAATAGAGGATTAATTTTTCAGAATGTCGCAAGATAAAGAACCTTTAGTTTTAGGAATAGAAGAAATGTATAGGAATCATCCTATACCTAATCTACCAAATTTTAAAATTGTACCTTTTAACGATCCTTTATTAGAACAAGCAGACATATACATACAAAATAATATTATAGATCAAAAAAGAAAAAAATTTAAAAAATATTATCAATATATTATTGACAGCGGTAAGCCTTATATATGTGTTGAGTCTGCTGTATTTAGACGCAACATGAAACAGCCTCCACACCCAAAAGCATATCATAGATACAGTTGGTTTAGTTATTTTAGAGACGAAGGCTTATATAATAATTTAAATTCAAGTGGAGATCGTTGGAAAAAAATACAACAAGATCAAAATATAGAAATAAAAGATTGGCGACACGAAGGCGAATATATATTATTGATTATGCAACGCCCTGGAGATAGTAGTTTAAAAAACTTAATGGCTAAGCATGGCGACTACGAATCTTTTATTACTAATGTATTAAACGAAATAAGAACATATACTGATAGAAAAATACGTATAAGATTACATCCGTTAAGACAAGAAATACAACACGAAATCTTAAAAAAAATAAATGCACCTAATATTGAAATTAGTACAAATATACAAGGAGCAGGTTTACTAGAAGGTGGAAATGGATTATACGAAGACTTTAAACATGCAAGAGTAGTTGTAGGATTTAATTCAAATGCACTAACAGAAAGTGTATGTGAAGGCATACCTACTTTTAGTTTATGCCCAAGTTCAATGGCTTGGGAGTGTTCAAACCACGATTTAAAATATATAGAAACTCCTGTTATAGATTTAGATAGGACATACTGGTTGCGTAATTTAGGTTATTGTCAATGGAGTGAAGAAGAAATAGAAAGGGGCGATCCTTGGTATCATCTCAGATCATTGTATCCAGATAACTTGGCTCGATAAGTATTACTATGGAACAAGTTGTATTAGTTACAGGTGGTTTTGACCCCTTACACTCAGGACACATTGAGTACTTTAAAGAAGCAAAAAAACTTGGCACTAAACTAATTGTTGGTGTTAATTCGGACGATTGGCTTACACGTAAAAAAGGCAGACCATTTATGCCATTTACAGAACGTGTTGCACTTATAGAAGAAATGAAAGTAGTTGATAAAGTTATCGGCTTTGATGATAGCGATGACAGTGCATGTCATGCTATATTCCATACTATGAGTACACACGGATCTGGAACTAAAGTTATCTTTGCTAACGGCGGAGATAGGACTAATACTACTACACCTGAATACAAAACATATAGTAGCTATCCACATGTAGATTTTGTATTTGGAGTTGGCGGCGAACATAAAATGAATTCTAGTAGTTGGATACTAGAGGAATGGAAAGCCCCAAAGACAGAGCGTACATGGGGATATTACAGAGTGATACATGAATACGATAAACACACTAAAGTAAAAGAGTTAGCAGTACCGCCCGGCGGCAAACTGTCAATGCAACGCCACAAAGAACGTGCAGAGCATTGGTTTATTGCAGAAGGTACAGCAACAGTATATACAATAAACAATAAGACAGATATAGAAACATTAGGAGTATATCAACAGCATAAGTCATTACACATACCTGTAGGCACTTGGCATCAACTTGCTAATGAGCATGACACTGATTTAAAATTAGTAGAAATACAATATGGTACTAAATGCGTGGAGGAAGACATTGAACGAAGATCTTAAAGTATTTGTAGGATACGATAGTCGAGAAGATATTGCATATCAAGTATGTAAACACTCATTAGAACAAAATAACAAAAAGAAAAATATAAAAATTGAACCTATCGCGTTGAGTCAATTACAAGAAGATTTAATCTATACAAGAGATGTAGACCCGTTAGCAAGTACCGAGTTTACGTTCAGCAGATTCTTAGTTCCGTATCTTATGGAATATAAAGGCTGGGCAGTGTTTTGTGATTGTGATTTTTTATGGTTAGATGATATACAAAAATTATTTGATAAAATGGATCCACGGTATGCAGTTATGTGTGTACACCATGACTATAATCCTCATGGTAGAGTAAAAATGGACGGTAAACAACAAACTATTTACCCACGAAAAAATTGGAGTAGTTTAGTTTTATGGAACTGTGGACATCCAAGTAACCAACAAGTAACAAAAGAATTAGTTAATAATCCTGAAACAACAGGACAATACATGCATAGATTTAGTTGGCTCAAAGATGAAGAAATTGGACAACTATCACATGAATGGAACTGGTTAACTGATTGGTATAAAGAACCACAAGATGGCAAACCAAGAGCATTACATTATACAGAAGGTGGTCCTTGGTTTAAAGATTATGAAAGATGTGATTACGCAGTTGACTGGTTACTTGCAGAAAAAAGTTACATTAGTCACAAGCGTAAAGGTGAAAAGAAAGATAAAAAGCTCGGACCGTTTGAAGGGTTTAAACCAGAGTTAAATGAATATATTCAAAAAGCAATAAATTATAGTATCGATCCTAAAGGACTTTATTTAAAAAATAGTTCAATAGAGGATCTAAAGGAGTGTGTTAAGAAAATGGGAGATAAGGTAGCAGCAATTGATAGTAGTGGCCCTGGCGGCATCGACTATGCAACAAAAGGACATGAGTACGATCCGTTACTTGTAGATTTTATATCAGGCAGTGGTGGAATATTAAGTTCATGGGATAGAGAAAAGCCTACAAACAACACACTAGTTATTAGAGGTTTAGGCGGCGGAAGTCAAAAAGCATTACGTAATTGTAAAGAAAATGATAGAGAATTTTTTGCAATTGATACAGGATACTTTGGCAACGGCAAACTTAAAAAAATACACAGAGTCACAAGAAATAATTTACAAGAACTTGGGCCTATTAAAGTCCGTGATTTAGATCGTGCTAGAGCAATGGGTTACAAATATAGAAAGTTTAAAAAAGAAGGAACTAAAATTTTAATCTGTCCTCCAAGTATAAAAGTAATGAAGTTTTTTGATCAAGGTACTCCTGAAGAATGGGTAGAAAAAACTCTTAAACAAATTAAAGTTTTTACTAATAGACCAATTGAAATACGTATGAAGCCTACAAGAACAGACAGGGTAACAATTAATACTATTCAAGATGCATTAGAAGATGATGTATTTTGCTTAGTAACTTATAATAGCATTGCAGCATTAGAAGCATTAATGGTAGGTAAACCCGCAATAGCATTAGGTCCTAATGCGGCACAACAAATATGTGAAACAGAGTTAAGAAACATTGACACTCCTAAAATTCCTAGTAGGGAAGAAATGGATGCACTAATGGCATATCTTGCGTACTGTCAATTTACTCAACCTGAAATGCGTTCAGGCCATGCATGGAGAATTATAAATGAAAATAGTCAGTTACCTGAGTGGCATCCCGGTAAAGAATAATAATCTACAAAAACCTGCTATACTTAATAATTTTATACAAGGGTGTAATGTTGTAGGAGACCAGGGTATTCCGTATGTAGGATTTGACATGCAAGAATGTGATGTTGGAGTAATACAAGGATTTACACATGTTGACGGTAAGCATCTTCCTCATTTACAATTACGATCAAAAGTAATTCAACATCAAATAAGTCGTGGCAAACATACTGTTATTGCAGATAGTAATTTATTCTTATATGCAGATCCTGCCCAACAACATAACTATTTAAGATTTAGTTTTGATGGAGTCTTTCCTAATACAGGTTTTTACTTTGATAAAGATATTGATGCTGAGCGTTGGAAAAAGATATCTAAAAATTTAGGTATTCCTCTCAAAGACTATAGACAACAAGGCAATCATATCTTAATTTGTTTACAACGTAACGGTGGATGGAGTATGCGTGGTTTACCTGTAATGGATTGGTTAAGAAATACTATACAAGAGATTAGAAAATATAGTGACAGACCAATCATTGTTAGGGGACATCCTGGCGATAAAAAGAAAGAAATTTATCTAAAAATAAATGAGCCTAATGTACATGTAAGTGACTTTAGAAGACATATTACACAAGACTTAGATAATGCATGGGCAACTGTAACTTATAATTCTAGCCCAGGTGTTGCTAGTTTAATTGAAGGTATACCTGTGTTTATGACTGACCCAGATCCTAATTACAGTCAATATTCAGAAGTTGCTAATCATAATTTTAAAAGATTAGAAGATCCTAAAATGTATAATAGACAAGAATGGATTGAAAAGATATCAATGTGTCATTGGAATTTTCAAGAACTTCAAAGCGGAGAAGCTTGGAGTTTTATGCGTCAATACGTTTAGCCTTGCCAATATTGCTCAGCTCTACCTTGCATTAAATCTTTAGCACGGCTTTTGCCTTCTTCTTTACGTACACCTTTCATATGATCAAAGTAGTCACCTAAGATACTATTAATGAAAGGATGTCCTCCTCCACCAGTCTTTGCAGTTCTTACATAAATGCTTTCAGAATAGTCATGTTCTGCATTAAACTCTTTATATTTCTTAAGTACTTCTCCAAATACATAACTATCATGCCATTCGTCTAAAGTAAACATTCCGTTATCAGCATCTTCGTACATACGTTCAAACTCTTTTAAGAATTCATATGCAACAGGATGATTTAGATTGAATCCGTAAAACCCGCACTCTGGCCAAGTCTGTGATCCTTTACCTCTACCAACGTAAGTAATATATTTGTTGTCTGGTAATAGTTCTTTAAACTTATCATAGGTAACAATACTGTGAACAAAAATATCAGCGTCCATCCATACTACCCAATCACTACCATTTTGCTTTGCACGTTCTACACCGTCAAATACAGCATAAGTTTTATTAGCAAATCTAATAGCGTCCCATTTAAACTTCTTATGATGATCTCTTGGACGTCTTTCAGGAAACGGACAAATACCATTTGCTTTAGGTACGTCTTTCCAACGATCCTTAAATGCATTTAATTTTGGTAATACTTCTTTTGAATTTAATATTGTAATTTGTTCTGAATTAGGATTTACAGGTTCGCAGTCTTCTGCATATACAATTAATTTTACGTTGTCATCTATTTCTTTTGCAAAACTATCTAAAAATCTCTGTCCGTATAAATCTAATCCCGGCTTATGGAATGTGGTAACCACAGTTATTGGTTTCATATTGTTTCCTTTGTAAATATACTACTAGGAGTATTTAACAGATGATATTCAGTTTATGGACACATTATGGCGCACTTAATAGCAAACCAGTTTTTGAAGCTTTTGCAAATAGTCTTCTTAATAATGGGCATAGTGTTCTTTATAACAATGACACTGCCGATGTTAATGTTATTTGGAGCGTGTTGTTTAACGGAAGAATGGCTGGAAACAAAGCAGTCTGGGAACAACATAAACCAACAATAGTATTAGAAGTTGGCGGCATACAACGAGGAACAACATGGAAGGTGGGACTAAATGGTATCAACCGTGATGGGGATTATTTTTCTACTGGCAATAATAACGATCGTGCTAGGCTTTTGGGATTAGAATTAAAACCTTGGCGCACTGATGGTGAGTATATTTTAATAGCAGGACAACATGATAAAAGTTTACAATGGCAAAATATGCCTAGTATGAGTAATTGGTTTTTAGATACATATGATACTATACGACAACATACTGATCGTCCTATTATCTTTAGACCGCATCCACGTTGCAGATTAGAACATATTGAACGTGGGTTACGCAATGTAATTAGGCACGAGCCGCAACATATTAATGGTACTTACGATGATTTTGATATGGTGTTTGATAACGTGCATTGTACTATTAGTTACAGTAGCAATCCTGGGATTCATTCTATCATCAACGGTGTTCCTGCTTTTGTTGGTCCTAGCAGTCTTGCTTATCCTGTAGCAAATGACATAAATCACTTAGAGGATATTGAAGAACTACACACAGGTGCTAGGCAACAATGGCTAAATGATTATGCATGGACTGAATTTACTGTGGAAGAAATTTCACAGGGACTACCACTTTCTCTCTTGACTTCTGCGTTAATTTAAAGTATAATGTACACATGCTTACGAACACTCATACTATAGAAGATTGCCTTGAAGTAGCTTGTGGACTTACAACAAGTCCTGCTATTAAACTACAACAAGACGATACACATATTATTTCATCACTTGCTAGGCAAGTATTTAAAGGCACAGGCTTAACAGATAAACAGTTAGATCTTAGTGTTGAAAAACTTAAAACATATGCAGATCAATTATTTGAATTAGGATATGATTTAAATCAAGCACAGTCTAATTTACGTATTCCTTTACGTAAGATTGATAGATCTAAATGGATTAAACTTTTGCAAAAAGAAGACCTTTTGTATATTGGTATTAGATTTACTTTTAACAAAAAGTATCTAAAATACATCGAGCCATTAAATCAAAAAATAAAAAATAAACACTATGACAGAGCAAGAAAAACACATTACTTTCCTTACAGCGAAAGAAACTTATTTGATGTAATGTCATGTTTTGAAAAAAGCAACTTTGAAGTAGAAGAACAATTATTAACAGTTTACAAGGAAATTTTAAACATGAGCGAAAACAGTAAAGACTATGTCCCTGGTGTATACGGATTTAGTTTAAAAAATTTAAATGACAATGCAATAGATTATATGATAAGCTCTGTAGGTCAGCCGTCAGCTAAAACATTACACATTTATAAAGATAGAGATCACTTGTTTGGATTAGATCATTTTGATTCAGACGACTTAGAAGAAGCACTGAATAATTTATTACCACTAACACGTAAAGTAATTTTAAGAGAAACAAATCAAATTTTAATTGATAGTAAAGAATATAATTTTGAAGAAGTAGCATCAACACTTGTTGAGTTGCAAAGATTCCCGTTATTAATTATATTGCCAAAAGAAGATCCATTATATCATTTAGAATATGCACACGAATGTTTTAGCAAAGTAATATCAGATGAAAGTACGTCTGTGTTATTTAGATTAGAAAATAAAGGTGAAGGTTTAGACTTTAATCAATACATAAAAGATAATAATTTAAACAAACCTCTTGACAATACAACAAAAATAGTGTATATTAGTAACAATAAACTACCTAAAACTTTGTTTAAAGTAGACTGGCAACCTGTCGCTACTTTACAATTAGATAGTGAAAGACTAGGAACTTATATTAGTACATATGTTGATGCCCATGATTTGGTAATACATTATGACACTGATGCAACTCCTTTTAACCGGAAGGTGCAAAAAATTTGAACAGTTGTAGGTTAATAATTCAGGATGAAGTAAACATTAAACTAGAAGGACTAGAGGTTGACGTACGACGAAAAATTGCTAATGCATTAAAGTTTGAAGTTCCGTATGCACGTTATATGCCACAATATAAACTAGGACGTTGGGATGGCAAAGTTGCTTTCTTTGGTATTGGTGGCACTGGTTATGTTAATCATCTTGATACTGTTGTTGACATTCTACAAAAAAATAATATTGAAATAACTGATATTGTAGATCATAGACAACATGTGGATTTACAATTTAACTCAGTTACAGAACGCTACTGGGCTGATCAAGGAGTACGTTGGCCTAAAGGTCATCCAGCAGAAGGCGAAGAGATTATTCTGCGTGACTATCAAGTAGAATCAATTAATAACTTTCTTAAGCACCCACAGAGCTTACAAGAAATTGCAACAGGTGCAGGTAAAACAATTACTACTGCAACACTTTCCCATATAACAGAAACATATGGGCGTAGTTTAATTGTTGTGCCTAACAAATCATTAGTTACACAAACAGAAGAAGATTATATAAATTGTGGTCTTGATGTAGGTGTATACTTTGGCGACAGAAAAGAGCTAGGTAAGACTCATACTATATGCACTTGGCAAAGTTTGAATATACTTGACAAGAAGCATAAGGATGGCTCAGCAGTATTATCACTAGCAGAGTTTCTAGATGGTGTAAGCACAATTATTGTTGACGAAGTACACCAAGCTAAAGCAGAAGTACTTAAAAACTTACTAACACGTAATTTAAAAAATGCTCCAATACGTTGGGGACTAACTGGTACTATACCAAAAGAAAGTTTTGAATTTGAAAGTATTCATGCAAGTCTAGGCCCAGTAATTGGAAACATTACTGCAAAAGAATTACAAGACAAAGGTGTACTATCACAATGTCATGTTAATATTTGTCAACTAATAGATACAGTTGAACATAGAAACTATCAAGAAGAATTAAAGTATCTTGTTACGGATAAAAAAAGAATTGAGTATATAGCAAAACTTTTAAACAATGTAAAACAAACAGGCAATACATTAATACTAGTAGACAGAATATCTGCAGGTGAGTTATTAGCAGAGCTTATACCAGGAAGTGTGTTTGTAAAAGGCGATGTAAAATTAAAAGATCGCAAGGAGGCATATGATGAAATCAATGAAGGAACTAACCATGTCGTTATCGCCACATACGGTGTCGCGTCTGTCGGTATTAATATACCGCGTATTTTTAATCTTGTTCTCATTGAGCCTGGGAAAAGTTTTGTCCGGGTAATACAAAGTATAGGCAGAGGCGTAAGAAAGGCAAAAGACAAAGACTTCGTTCAAATTTGGGACTTAACATCAACGTGTAAGTTTGCGAAGCGACATCTAACTCAACGTAAAAAGTTTTACAAAGAGGCAGAGTATCCATTTACAATAGAAAAAATAAATTGGAATTAATATGAGGATATTAACGTTAGAAAATAAATGCTTTTCTTTAAATAATCTTCCAGAAGAAATAACTGAAGATGTTAGATTTAGTGTACTAGATAATTCGGATGCAAATGATCCAGACTTCTTTTTTATGCCTTTAATTTTTGTAGAGAGCTTTAACAGTCCTGCAATGGTTATGGAGATTAAAGGACAAGAGATAACAATGCCTATTGATTGGAGTATAGCAATAGGAGATCAATGGAGTGGCGGCGACTGTGAAGTGTTACCACTTACAAGTATAAATGATAGAGGCTTTGAAGCTTTATTGTTTAATCCACTGTCCAGCTATAAGTTGGATTTTGCGGATATTAAGATAACTAATTTTTATAATGATGTTAAATGGTATTTCCCTAAAATGAAACCAGGACATCTTTTGTCTGTGCCTATCACCGAAGGTAATAAACCCGAGTGTGCATTTTTTGTTAAAGATATAAGCAGACAAAGCGAACTAATTGACTATTCTAAACTGTTATAACAAGGAGTAAACAATGACATTAAAAGCAGGAAAGATTTGGGGTCAGACGGAACTGATCCATGCAAACGGAGTATTAGAATTTCACCGTATTGAATATAAAGGTGGGTTCAAATGTTCAGAACACGAGCATAAATTTAAATGGAACGGATTCTTTGTTGAATCAGGAAAGATGCTTGTTCGAGTTTGGCAAGATGACCAAGAAGGTCTTGTTGACGAAACAATTTTATTACCGGGTGACTTTATGCAAGTTAAGCCTGGAAAGGTACATCAGTTTGAAGGTTTAGAAGACGGTGTAGCATTTGAACTATACTGGGCTGAATTTAACCATGACGATATTGTTAGACGTACAGTAGGTACTTCGGTAAAATAAATGCTAACATCAGGATGGTATTTAAAACAACTTCAAGCATTACATAACGATCCAAAAAGGCCACAAGGCTTTGGAGGCAAGGTAAAAAAGTTAGGTGTATTAGAAAGTTGTATGCTAGACTGGTCAGTTACTGAAGCCTTAGACTACGGTTGTGGTAAAGGACTTATGCTACAGCATTTACAACAAAAGTATCCTAGCATACAATTTACAGGATATGATCCTGCTGTAGAAAAATACGAGACTATGCCTGTAAGAAACTTTCAAATGTTATACAGTGTTGATGTATTAGAACATATAGAACCAGAGTACTTAGACGGTGTTCTTGATAACATGAATCATTTATCAAACGAATATCTTTGGCTACGTATTGATACATTGCCTGCACGTAAAAGTTTACCAGACGGACGGAATGCACACTTAATATTAGAAACTCCAGACTGGTGGATTGATAAGTTAAATATTTTTAATGGAGATATAATTTATCAAAATTATAAGAAAGGAAAATTTGATGTTGCAATCAGAAAAACTAATTCCAGGTGAAGCACTGATATACGAAAGAGCTAACGGTGTTGTATATGCACGATATAGAGATGCTCCACATAATAAAATACCAAGATGGGTAATAGGTGGTGATCCGGGTGCTGTTGCAAGAGCACAAGGCAAACTATTAGACTACTCTGAATGGCAAGATCTATGTGACCTAACAGAACAAAACACTACATTAAAAAAAATAATGAATAAATTAATAACAACTTATTATATAATGAAGGAAGAAAAATGAGGATTATCGCAGGACCGTGTCAACACGAAACACTAGAAAAAAGTTTAGAAATTGCTATGGAGTGTCAAGGAGTTTGTGACAAATACGGCATCGACTATTATTTTAAAGCATCATACGACAAAGCTAATAGGTCTAATCTAAAAGGAATTAGAGGACAAGGCTTAGCAACTACAATGGAAGCATTTGCTGAATTAAAAGAACGCATTCCTGGCTTAAAAATTATTACTGATGTTCACAACCAAAATGAAATATTAAAGATAGGTGCATACTATAATGACATTGTTGATGCACTTCAAATACCTGCATTTTTGTGTAGACAAACTGACTTAGTACAAGCGGCTTGTAAAACAAATAAAATTGTCAATATTAAAAAAGGCCAGTTTCTAGCACCGTGGGATGTAGAAAACATATTGTCAAAAACAGAAGGTGCTAAAGAAGTATGGATAACTGAGAGAGGAACAAGTTTTGGATATAATACACTTGTTGTTGACTTTACCGGCCTGGACTACATGCTTAATAATATTAATGCTCCTGTGGTGCTTGATGCCACACACGCAGTTCAGAAACCAGGCGGCAATGGAAGTAGTAGCGGCGGCAACCGCGATTACGTTCCTGGCTTATGTCGTGCAGGTAGTGCTTTGGGTATTACAAATTTCTTTTTAGAAGTACACCACGACCCAGACAATGCTCCAAGTGATGGACCTAATGCATTACACTTAACAGACTTTAAAAAAGTAGTAAAGGAAATACATGAATACAGCTATACTAATACCCGCTAGATACGGTAGCACACGCTTCGATGGAAAGCCACTATGTATGTTAGATGGTGTTCCTATGATAAAACGTGTGTATGACGCTTGTACTGCGTCTAAGATACCAACATACATACTTACTGATGATATGCGTATCTTTAATATGTTTGGTGCAGACAAGTGTTGGATAGAAGAAGAACATGTTGCACCATATGCTAATGGTACTGAACGATGCTCTGGTGCTATTACAAAGTGGCATGAACTAAAACAATACAACCAATTTGTTAATGTACAAGGTGATATGCCAGATGTTACACTGCAAATGATTGAACGTTGTGTAGAATGGTTACAGTATTATCCTATTAGCACAGTGTACACACAAATGCCTAAAGAAATGCAGAACGATCCTAACAGTGTAAAAATGGTTAGAGCGGGCGATCAAGCATTATGGTTTGGTAGAGGTTTGACTGGATATGGCGAATGGCATTTGGGAATATACGGTTATAAAAGAAATGCATTAGAATTATATAATAGTCTTGAAATTACTATTGAAGAAGAAACGGAAAAATTAGAACAACTAAGATGGTTAAAAAGTGGTTGGAATTTAGGCTGTTCGAGTGTATACTTTAAAGGTACTGAGATAAATTCACCAGAGGATGTAGATATATGGCACAACCAAAACTCCCATTAAAAGACATACTTGCAGCCATTGATATGGGTGCAAAAGATGTATGGAATGAAATCACTGAAGAAGAACGTAAGCAGATCAGCTTTTGGTTACTAAACAGATATGTAAGTAGTGTACAAGGTAATAGAGAAAAACAAGAATTAGCAGTATTCAAAACAAACGAATACTACAATAAAAATTATATGAATGTTAGTAAACATCAAACTTTGTTATGGCAGTTACTTTGCATCTCAGGTAATACTGGTAAGATTGAATTCCATAAATGGATTGGACACAAAAAGAAAAACGGAGATATTGCAGACAAAGGTGCAAAACTACTAACAAGTTTATTTCCTAATATGAAACAAGAAGAGGCAGATATACTTGCTAGAATATCTACAAAAAAAGAACTCAAACAATTGGCTGAAGAACATGGAGTTGAAAATTTCAAAATCTGATAAACCATATATGTGTGAATACTGCGGAGCCTCTTTTACTAGAGAAAAAACTTTGGCAGTTCATATGTGTGAGCCAAAACGTAGAAAATTACAAAAGAATGAGAAACGTGTACAACTAGGTATGTATGCATTCAATCAGTTCTATAAACTTAGTGCAGGTGCAAAGAAAAACAAAACATACGAAGAGTTTTGTAAGAGTCCATACTACAACGCATTTGTAAAGTTTGGAAGTTTTGTATCAAATGTAAAACCTTTATACCCAGAGAAGTATATTGATTATGTTGTTACTTCAAGAGTTAAACTTGATCATTGGTGCAGAGACGAGATGTACGAGAAGTATGCAACGGAGTTAATTTTAAAAGAGGGTGTTGAAACGGCATTAGAGCGTAGTGTACAAACTATGTTAGAATGGGCTAGTGATAACGAGCCAGCACCATGGAATCATTATTTTAAATATGTAAGTTTAAATAGAGCAGTATGGCATATTAAAGATGGAAAGATATCACCCTGGCTTGTACTTAATTGTAAAAGCGGTAAAGAAATGTTAAGTAAATTTAACAACGAACAATTAGAAATGATATATCATATTGTGAATCCTGAACATTGGGCATTACGTTTTAAACGACAACATCGTGATATAGAACTTGTAAAAGAAATTGTTAAAGAGAGTAATTTATAATGCCTGATATTGATATTGATTTTGCAGATAGAGAAGCTATACTAAGTAAACTTACACACAGAGTTGCAAAACTTGATACAGGTAAGAAACATAATACTGGTGTATATGTAAACGAAATTCCACACAATCCTGTAGATAAACTATCTACACTTGACTACAAGATAGCAGAAGAACGCGGATATTTTAAACTAGATTTTTTAAATGTGTCTATATACAGAGATGTAAAAGATGAGGCACATCTACAAACTCTATTAGAAAGGAAACCAATATGGCAACTACTGGAGCACAAAGACTTCGTCGACAAAGTATTTCATCTATCAGGGCACGACACACTCTTAAAACAATTGAAGCCTACTTCGGTCGAGCAATTGGCTGCAACATTAGCAGTGATACGTCCGGCCAAGAGATATCTAGCAAACAAAGGTTGGAGCGAGATATTAAATTGGGTATGGGTAAAACCAACAAACGGTGAATACTACTTTAAGAAAGCACACGCTGTATCATATGCCATGGCGTGTGTAGTACATATGAACTTATTGTGTGAACAATTACAAGAATAATTTATTTCTTTTTTTCTCGGCGGACTAGCTGAATACTTTTTCTTTTTACTCTTTTAACCGACAAATTACTTAGACTTACAGTTGGACCAATACTTACTTTTACGTCTTTACTGTTCATAGTCATTTGACTATACTTAAAAATATTCATCTCTGAAGGTAAAAAGATATTAATGGGTATCATTCTATTTGACTCCCACCACCATACTGCACCTAGCTCTAGAAAGGCCTGTTGTTCTTTTTCGGAATGTAATCGTGTGTAAACGTACATTGAAGTTACGTTTTGGTCTTGATTAGAGATTATACCGACGTATTCGTTGCCGCCGTAGCTTACAACACTTAAAAATGGAAAGTTTGTTTCGATGTCTTTTGTTAGCATGTGTTCCCGATAAATATACTTATGCAATACGTACCTAGATATTTATTAAATAATAGAACTTCCATTATCGCAAATGATAGCGGATTTATAACGGAGTATAGACCAGTGTATCAAAATCAATTACAAATATATAAAGGCATAGACAATGTCTTACAATTTAGATTATTAAATGCAGATCAGAAACCAATAGACACCTCAGACTACACACCAAAGTTTCAAGCATTTGATGAAAACAAAAAATTAATTATATCACATGACGGAGTGAACTTAGACGACGGTAGTAGTCAAAGCAGAGGATTGTTTACTGTAACTGTTACAGAAAGTGATTTGTTAAATGTTTTAGATCAATACCTAAGTTATAGTATACACTTAGTTGATGCTAATGGTAAGAAAAAAGTTTCATATACTGATACACACTTTAATAATAGTGGAACAATAAACATTAGTAGTAGTGCATTTCCTGGTCCAAATCCTACTTACAGTGTTACATCGTTTACACAAGTTACTGAAAACACACCGTATTGGGTTACTGAAAGTTTGGACGCAGAGCCAGGAATAAATGGTAACGAAGCACTACACACAATAACAGTATACACTGATAACTATATTGGTGATGTAATTGTACAAGGTACTTTGGATAATCAAATAGCAGATAATACTAATTGGGCTGATATTACATCTTTATCGTTTACAGGATCAGAAACTGAACCAGTACCTGCTAACTTTAACGGAGTATTTACAAACTTACGATTTAAAGCCTCAGTAGATCCTGCATCAAAAATAAGTAAAATACTTGTTCGAAACTGATTGACATACACTAATACTGATGCTATAATAATAGTATGAGTGTAGTCAATGATATAGTTCTGACATATTTGCCGCCTAAGCGTAAGACAACGCCTAGTGGGTGGACTTCATTCAATGCACCCTGTTGCCATCATAACGGCGAATCCGCTGATACTAGACAACGTGGAGGACTTATAAGCAATCCCGATGGCGGTCTAAGTTTCCATTGTTTTAATTGCGGGTTTAAATGCAGCTGGCAACCGGGTCGCAACCTAAGTCATAAAATGCGTAAGTTCTTACAATGGAATAGTGCTCCTGACGATGTCATCAACAAACTTGCACTACAAGTTATGCAAGAAAATGAAGGCATAGCAATTAAAAATAAGATTGCAGAGTTACCAACATTTCATACAACACCAATGCCTCAAAGTGCTAAGCCTATACCAGAATGGGCAGACTACTGTGCTTTAGAACCAGGTGGAGTTGACAAGAACTTATTAGCAGTAATTGACTATATGAAAGAACGTAGTTTGTATATAGACGACTTTACGTTTTACTGGACACCTGAACTAGGTTACAGAGATAGACTAATTATTCCGTTTATGTTTGAAGGTAGGATAGTAGGTTGGACTGCTAGGAAAATTAAAAATGGCAATCCAAAGTACCTTAGTGAACAACAGCCCGGTTATGTGTTTAACTTAGACGAACAGCGACAACAAAAGATATTTGTTATTGTATGCGAAGGTCCAATTGATGCTATACATGTAGAAGGTGTAGCGTTACTTGGTAGCGAACTAAAAGATCAACAAGCAATGCTAATAAACAGACTAGGCAAAGATGTTATTGTTGTTCCTGATAGAGATGATGCAGGTAGTAAACTTGTAGAAGAAGCAATACAACAAGGATGGCAAGTTAGTATGCCAAATTGGGATCAAGATGTCAACGACATAGGTGATGCTGTTAATAAGTATGGTAAACTATTTACTTTATACAACATTGTAGGTTGTGCAGAAAATAGTGCATTAAAAATAAGACTGAGAGCAAAAAGATGGTTTGGTTAAAAAAGATATGGAACTTTGTTACGTGGCCTTATAGGTACATACGTGACGAAATTAAGTATAGAAAAAAACTTAAAGAACTAAAGGAAAAGGATCCGTTTATATACAAGTGACATGGTAGAAAGGATATTAACAATGAAGAACGAATTTCAAGTAGGAATATTTGAAGTACTCAAAAAATTACTAAAAGGCAATAGTGCTTTCTTAGCAGTTATATATACGCTAGGACATATTATTATTGCTCTTAATGTAGTATATTGGATAACTGGAGCCAGCCTGTTTGAAGCAGGATTAGTTGCTCTTCTTGAACCTGCTATTAATGGAGTTTGGTTTTATATTTTACATAGTTTGTGGAGAAAGTCTAACGCATGAAGACTGTTTGGGGTATAAGTGCAAATAGCCACGATGCCGGCTTAGCAGTTTTAAAGCACGGATTTAAAGGACTAACAGATAAACCTAATCTTACTTTATTGTTTGCAAGTCACAGTGAAAGATTTTCTAAGATAAAGAACGACCCACATCTAAGTCAAGATATGGTAGACTATGCACTAGAAAAATTTGGATACCCTAGAGAAATTGTTTGGTATGAAAAACCTTTTAAGAAAACACTACGTCAATACTTTGCAGGTCAAGGTTGGAATAGTAACGAAAACAATATTAAAGAATACTTAAATAGGTATGGTATTGATGCTCCAATATCTTATGTAGACCATCATAGGTCTCATGCCGCTGGCGGGTTTTATACAAGTCCATACAGAGATGCTACTGTAGTAGTTATTGATGCTATTGGTGAGTTTGCCACAACTACAATTTGGCAAGCCGAAGGTACTAGTTTAACAAAACGTTTTACAAAAAGATTCCCTCATAGCCTAGGTTTGTTTTACAGTGCTATGACTCAAAGGGTAGGACTTACACCAAACGAAGACGAATATATTCTTATGGGTATGGCCGCATATGGTAACCCTAATAGATTATATTATGAGATGCACAACGATTTTTTTAAAGACAAGTCTAAAGTATTTGCACTAACACAAAATTTACACAGAGGGTGCAAGGGGTGGAGACCGGACCTCACAACAGAACAAGACATGTATGACATTGCAGCCGCGACCCAGAAGATATACGAAATGTATTTTGCTGAAATATTAATCAAGGCCAAGTATACGTTACCTAGTAACAATCTTGTGATCAGTGGTGGGTGTGCATTAAATTGTAGTGCCAACGCCAAGGCTCTGTATCATTATGACAATGTATGGATTATGCCCAACCCAGGTGATGCTGGTTCGGCACTAGGGTCAGTACTTGCAAAACATAATATGCATATAAAATGGAATGGGCCATACTTAGGGTATAACATTCCAGGACCATACCCTGTGAAAGAAATTATTGATGAACTGTTAAAAACGGGCATATGTGGAGTAGCAAATGGACCAGCTGAGTATGGGCCTAGAGCATTAGGCAATAGAAGTTTATTGGCTGATCCAAGACGTGCTGATATCAAAGACAAGGTAAATGAAATCAAACGTAGACAGCGTTTTAGACCTTTTGCACCAGCAGTGCTATCAGAGTATACCCAGGACCTGTTTAGTGCTTATACGGGCCCTTATATGCAGTTTACGGCACCATGTACACAAGCAGATAAGTATCCTGCTATTGTGCATGTAGATGGTACTAGTAGGGTTCAAACTGTGGGTGTAAATGATAATCCAGGATTTCGATTGTTGCTAGAAGAATGGCATAAACAAACAGGGTGTCCAATGTTGTTAAATACTTCGCTCAATATCAAAGGACAACCCATAGTAAATAACTTGACAGACGCTGAAAAATTTGCTACAATGTATAATGTAAAGGTATATTAAATAATGACAACAAGACAGAACACAGACTACGGATATGATATACAGAAGGTATATCTTGAAATGATGATGACAGATGCTGAGAGCTTTGTTAGATGTCAGGCTGTGTTTGATCCAGAAGCTTTTGATAGACGTTTGCATTCAACTGCAAAGTTCTTAAATGATTATGTAGTTGAACACAATGCATTGCCTACGTTTGATATAATAAATGCGGCATGTCCTAGTGTTAAATTAGAGCATCCAGGTGACCTAGCAGAGAATCATTATGATTGGCTACTGCAAGACTTTGAAACATTTTCAAAACACAAAGCATTAGAAAAAGCAATTCTCACAAGTGCTGACTTACTTGAAAAAGGCGAGTATGGTGCATGTGAAGATCTAGTCAAGAAAGCAGTACAGATTGGTCTACAAAAAGACTTGGGTACAGATTACTTTGCTGATCCAAGACAGCGACTAGAAAGCATCAAAGACAAGAACGGACAGATATCTACAGGGTGGCCGGTGTTGGATAGAAAATTATTTGGTGGGTTCAACAGAGGCGAGCTTAATATCTTTGCAGGTGGCTCAGGCAGTGGTAAGAGTTTGTTCTTGGCCAACTTGGGTGTTAACTTTGCACTAACAGGGTTGAACGTTGTGTACTTGACGTTTGAACTTTCAGAAGCACTTGTTAGTATGCGTGTTGACTCGATGACTACAGATATTCCAAGCAGAGACATTTTTAAAAGCATCGATGATGTTGAAATGAAAGTTAAAATGATTGGCAAGAAGAGTGGTGCATTCCA